GAAGGTCAGCCAGGAATTATAATTCACTAACCCTCCCCTGCATCACACTCCGATCCCATAGTTTTCAATTCATGCAAGGTGAACCTACTCACGGTTTAGCCGGGATTAACTCTAATTCGTCATGTCTATATCTCTAACCTCTCTTTCTCACTCTATACTTACAGTATACTACACTGAAAGCACTTTGTCAATAGTTAATTTCATTTAATTTCAATGTGTGATATTAATGATACACTATAGTATACCTTTAACCCCTCTACACAGTAGAGTGTACACTAGTAAGCCGCCGTTGTCAAGTCCCTTTTTGGAATTTCTCTGATAATTTCTGAGGATGTGTGGGAATTGAGCCGAGAGTCTGCGAATACTAATCACATCAACTCTATGTTTATTTGAACCTTTTTAATGAATCCCTATTTGTTGGGTATTCATGGGTTTCAATGGGAACTAGTTCCGCAACACCCACGCACGTAGCATCAGTATCCCAAATGTAAGTAACAGAGTGATGACTAATACCTGTTTATTGGTCTTTTCAGGCATGATAAAAGGGATTAGAAAGTAAATTCCTAATCCCAATAAAAATGAGTATATGTTAATTGCTATCATTGTTTTATGTTTTCTTTGGATTTTTGTTTTTTGTACTCACTATATAGGGTCACATACCACTCAAATGACTTAGGATAATTGTATGGCTTTGGCACATCTAGGGGAGAAAAATAGTCTTTCACTTTCCTCCATATAGTATCTATGTTATTCATTACTTAATTGCGATTGCACCTATGAATAAGTGATTCTGCCAGAATGTCTGTATTATGTCAAACCCTACAGAGTTCAACATATCCTCGATTTCTTTCCAACTATTGGGTTTCAACATATTCTGAAGGGTGAGCTCTTTTGTCATAATGTCATCATAGTCAAAGGATTTTTTCTTATACTCATAGTAGACTGTTCTTAACATGTTCTCTATACGAGAGTGAGTAGTGTCAATTTTCTCCGAGAAAATAAATGCACCTCCAGTGTTTAGTCCATCATATATCCTCTGTAGTATATCCTTTCTGCAAGAATAGGGCATAAACTGTAGAGTGAACAGGGATGTTACTAGAGAGCAGTTTTCGAAAGTGTAGTCTCTTATATCCATTGGAAAGAGGAAAGAAGCATGGGGGAGTTCTTTAGATCGTTTCTCCAAATCAGCCGCAAATCCTTCTGCGATCTCCACACCTACGTAATTTGCATCAGGACAAAATTGTTCATTATGACTCACTATACGAGAAGTCAATTTACCTGTCGAACAACCAATATCTACTACGTTGGTTTTTTCCTCTACGAAATATCTTGAGAGAGCAACAACGTCATCCAGTAGTCCAGAGTACCCTCGTATGGACATATCTATGTGATCATCAAATCCTTCTTGACGATGAGCGAATGTGAAATCAGCCATGACTTAGTACCTTCTCGTATATTGATGACGCAATACGTTGCATCATAAGTGGGGGAACCATGCGACCACATCGTTCGGCCTTTTGACTCCATTTACCAGTAAGAATAAAATCGTCTGGTAGGGTCATAATTCTCTTGAGTTCTCCTAGTGTCAACTTTCTTGGTTCTTTCCAATGAAATGCACCGGCCGTAGTCTCTGCACTACCCATTGCAGTAATAGTGGGTGATGGTGCATACTGCGATAATCTTTTCAGATTGAAGTGATGTCCTTTAGGATGATAATCTCCACCAGTAAGAACTTTCTCAGGATCAATTGGCATCTTGCTGCCTGTCTGTTTCCAGTATGCAGTATTGATGAATTTTTCTGTTAAATACTTGACTTCTTCCTGTTCATACTCTAGTCCTATCATTACATCCTTGATTGGTATCACGTTTTTGTCTGGATCAGGAAATACATGAGAAATAGTCATAAAATTAAGACCAGCCGCTTCTGCAATATCGTGACGTACACCAATGAATATCACCCGTGTCCTTGTCTGGGATACACCGTAGTCACGACTGTTCAATACTTGAGCGCATACCTCATATCCAATATTCTCAAACTCATTAAGTATTTTGTTGAAATACTCTTTTGCCTCACCTATCGTAAGACCTTTCACATTCTCTGCAACAATGACCTTGGGTTTGATATCATTCGCAACACGCAAAAACTCAAAGAACAGGTCTTCTATGTTCTCGACCATTTTACCATCAGAATAATTTTTGGTCTGACCCCAACCATCAGAGTGCTTACCTGATACCTTCTCAACAGTCACATTACCAAACAGATCAACGTGTTCTTCGTCATGTACGTTATGAGATAGTTTCCCTGCAACTGAAAATGCAGAACAAGGGGGAGAACCATCCAATATATCAATCTCACCTACACCGACACCAGATGCATCAAGAAAATCTTGTCCCTTTAGTTCTTTGATATCGCCAGGCAGTATAATAGTGTCTGGATAGTTTGCCGCATATGTAGTCCTTGCCTCTTCAACAAACTCATTGATACAAAGAACCTTACCACCAGCTAGTCTATAACCAGTGGAAGAACCACCACCACCTGCAAAAGTGGAAATGACTCGAAATTTATTCTGTGCAGACGCATCATATACGTCTTGTAATTTATATGGGAAGTACACCATTGCTCCAATCTCTACAAATGTCCATCATTCTTTTCCTACCTTTAAAATTAATCTCTGGATTATTTAGCAGAGTTTCAAATAGCTTATCCACACCAGCGTTCAAGTGTAAATTTTGATGTGGTCTTATTGTACCAAACTTTTTAAGTTCTGTAAAGTCCCTTCTGATAAAATGTTTTTGTTTAGGTTTGTTTAACTCTTCGTAACTCTTACTCATCAGTAGTTCTCTTACATCTGTATCTAGATAAGGTGTTACATGAATTTTATTATGTTTGGTGGCTAGATTAGTATGTTCTTTTAGACCAGCACAATCACCATCCAAGTATGCCAATCGAAACTCATTCCAGTTTAATCTTTTCTGATTGTGTTTTTTACAGTATGCTACATAGTTTCTTTTCTTTTGATAACTAGAATATCGCATCATTGCTTTTTTACTGGGCCCAAAGTAACCATCTGTACCCCAACCTGTCAAAACATATTTCTCCTCTATCTCTGGATAGACATATAGAAATGGAAAGACACACTCAAAATGAGTCTTCTTTCTGCAAGTTAATTTAACGAGTCTATGCCAATCTTCTATAAGATTTTCTGTAGGGACAACTATGGGAGTGAAGTTCCAGTTTCTTTTGTGTGCAACCTCAGCGGCCTTTATAAAATCATAAGAGGGTGCGCCGTTTAGATAAAAACTATATGCGTGAACTTCTTTACCAGCACTTTCAGCTGCAAGACCCACACTTACAGAATCAACACCACCCGACAGCAAGACGGCAATCTCACTGTCGGGTACGTTGTTTTTGATATGATTTACTAATAAACTTTTAATCATTTAAAACAATCGGATTTGCCCGCTGTTTTTTGTTATCAGTTTCAGCTTGAACATATGTATCATTAATATCAGATGTTAGAGTATCTTTATATGGTTCCTTACCATGACCTTTATGAAAGTTTTTTGTATGCAACTTGTCCGCTGGGATTGGTTTCCCCTCTGGAGTCACCATACCCTGTTTATGTGCGAGAACTTCCTTTGCACCATCACTCACAACTCTGGGGCCCTTTTTAGTCAAATAATCTTCAATATTAAACTTCTCAGAAAGTAGTCTATTACATATCTTTACATTAACTCTCTGTTTACCAGTTATTAATTTTTTATACTCTTCTAAACTATTGGCTCCAGATTTTCTCTTTTCATGTTTATCTTTTGAATCCCATAAAACAGTATGTGCATCCATAAATGCAGTATACATCGGCATCAAATTTTTTTCAAGAACTTCATATCCATCTTTAAAGTAAGGAACAAACATACAAAATAAGTGCATAAGCATTATTGGATTTTTAAATGCCAAATACTGAATTGCACCAAATTGTTCATCTTTAGTTTTCAAAATTACTTTATCAAAGAAATAATTAACACACTTCGATATTTCATTAACGTCTTTCTGTGAAAGTTTACCAAGTTCATACATTTCATCTACTTTATTGCCTACTAAAGCTTTTTTTGTCCAATCATTATTGTACATCCAATATAATTCTGCAAAGAAATTATCTGCCTTTCTTTTAGACAATTGTGAGGGGTTGAACCATTTACATCCATCTTCTAAAAGAGTACTTTTATAAAGTACTGGAAGTTTTCTTATTGCTGCAGCAACATCTGATGTGATTGTGTTCCTAAACAATTCTGGAGTCCACTGAACACCTAAGTTCACATACCTACATATCACAGAACACTCATCTCTAGTAAGATTTTCATATATCACCAACCTAATCTTCACATGATATTTAATATGTTCTTTCATAAGATCAGGAAATTTAGAATATACATTATTATCCCCTGATATCGTGACACTTTGTTTTATGCCATCTTTATCTCTTACATCGTAAACTCCACTATAAAGTTTTACCTTATCATTAAAAAATCCTAATAGGATTTTTCCATCATCTATTGTTGTTGTACCAAGATTTTCATTTCTATTCCAAGAATCCAAAACCATATGAGATACACCCCATTTTTCAAAATATTTTGCATCAGAAATTCGATCTTCTTCTATTGCACAATCATAACAAGCTTTATTATTAGCAAAAACAAAATCTGAGGGGGCCATTCCAGTGATAAGACTAAATACATAAGACTCTGCATCTTTATTACCCCAGCGGCCAGTACCGCCCATACTATTTTTAAATACAGAATTAGCCTGAAAGGCTTCATCAGCCACTAATTTATTTTCTTTACACCAATCCTTATACTCCTCAAGAAACATCTCTTGTGATTGATAAATACTAAATTTGAAATATGGTTGTGTTAACACACTCATTATATACTCCGTTTGCCATATTTGTCAGGCCCGTGGCATTGGCCGCTAAAAAAAGTCTTCAAGTGTTCCTTGTGTACCGTAACTATCGTCAATCAACCAGTTCATCTTCTCTGTGATGAACCGAAGAGGCTCAACGAAAGCCTTGGTGAATTGTATATCATAGTCTATTCTGTCCCTAATGTCAAGTTCCTTTGGAAAGAAAGTTATGAACGAAAATGCAGATGACTGATATATGTTGGGTTGTTTCATGTTTACGAATCGCACTTTGTCTCCCTCTTGGATGTAGGGGAATTTACCAGACAGTTTTTTCTCTTTAATCAAATGATTGTATAGCAAGGCTCCCTTAACATGCATAGGAGTCCCTTTCTTGTATAGTGAAGAAGAATCACTATATCTTAGGACACCATTGCAGCTACGTGGAAATGCGATCTCTTCTGGTGATAACGTCATGAACTCTTCCCTAAACTCCTGTATAAAGGTATTTAGCATCTTCTCATCACCGTTTATTATAATCTTCAGTGCCTCTTTGATCTTCTCTCGACAAGGTGCAGGCGTACTTGATTTGACCGCTTCGATACCCATAATCTTGAGTTTTGGTTCTTTGTACCTTACACCTTCACTATCGTGTACGTTGAGAATGTAACGCTTTTTTGCTGTCCAGATCGCCTTATCAGCGATCACCTCACGTGACATGACCATCTTCTGGTCATATGCGTTCATCTCCTTAGCAAGGCCTTCATAATTCTTATTGATAAAAGGTTCCAACTTCTCTTTTGCAACCGTGTCCAAGAAATTGACGATCTTCTTAATATCTGTTCCTTCTTCAAACACCTTATTAACCAGCACATCAAAAGTGATGTACACCGAATCTGTATCACTTGCAATAACATAGTCAATTTCTGTCGTGTCAAGTAGTTTGTTAAGATAGACGTTAAGTGCCTTTTCAATCCATCGTATAGATAACTGACCAGACGTTGTAATTGCAGTAGCAACCAACAAATCGAAATACCTAAACCAATTATTCCCAATAGCACCATACGCCGAGTTAAGAGATATCTTCTTCGCCATCTGGATGTTGTTGTATCTTGAGATATCCTTGAGAAGAGACTTGTCCTTCGTATCCTCATACTCTTGTTGAGCTTGCAACATAAGTTTTTTATATTTAACTCTGTCATTGTACATATTCTCCATCAGTTCGGGCAGAAATCCACGTTTGTCTTTACGAAAAAACGCACCATTTGGAGTCATGCAATGGTTTGTGGTATTTGTCGCCTTCCCTTCTAATATCTTGTCAACCAGACCATCCACCTTCTTGCAGTTGGGGATTATTGTTTCTGGTGATATATTGTATTGCATAATTAGATGTGGATATAGTGAGTTAAGGTCAAATGACATAACCCAATTATGCATCCCCACTTGAGGGTCTTTTACATATGCACCCTCATATTGTTCTACCTTCTTATTACTAACCTTCTGAGGTATTACAATTTTCTGTTCTCGCAAGTGATTGTATATGAGAACATCCCAATAACGAACAGAGCCAAGAACATCGATATAATTGACCTTTGCATCATATGCCATAGTCAGACAGAGCTCGATCAGTTTCATCTTGTCCTCTAACCGATCCACAATCTCAACGTCTTGTATATTGTATTCGATGAACGACTGAAAGTCCTTGGTATACCATTCACGAAATGTGTCAAATGGATTACCGTCCTTACTTTCGCCCAATTCCACCTTCGCAATGTGGTCTAGTCGATATGACTCTTGAGCAGAATAAGTAAATTTGCGATATAGGTCAAAATAGTCTAGTGCAGCCACGCCAGTGATAATATACGTTTGGTGGTTGCGTCCCATCTTATAGATTTCTCTCTCACGAACATCGCCCCAAGGTGACAGACGTTTGATCTCATCTTCACTAATCTTTTTCTTGATGCGATTGCAGATATATGGTATGTCAAAGAACTCTGTATTCCATCCAGTGATAACATCAGGCTGATGTTTCTCCCAGAACACTAGGAACT